TTATTTTTTTAAAGAATCGATAGCACCTTTAACAGCATCTTTAGCATCATCACCTAGCTCTTTAGCTTTTCCGATAACTTTATCTGCTGTTCCTTCGGCTTCTAATTCTTTATCGCCAGTTAATTTGCCAGCACTTTCTTTTACGCTACCTTTTACTTGATCAAATTTTGCATCGAATTTTTCTTCTGACATGTTAATGTCCTCCTTCTAATCTTTGTTTAATGATATCACTTAAATTAAATAAACTCAAATAAAAAACCGACGATTAGTGGGGGTTCTCTTATATCTTATTAAGTTTAAATCCTTGGATATATCTTACGTGTGCTGGGTAAGCCTTACTTACATGTTCTGTTTGAATGCCAGTATATTGTTTTTTGATAAAGTCAACTTCTGCTTTATTACTTACTTTGCTATAAGTTCCACGGTCAAAATTTAGTAATATGTAATCGCCTTTTTTGTATCCGTTTAGGTCCTCATCAAATACAAGTAGACGTGCACTGGTCTGTTCATTGAATGCCACTTTTTTAGCCTCCTTAGGTTGTGATTTAGGTGTTTCTTTTTTAGTCGTGCCATTGTAATACTGTTTAACTTTTTCAATATACGCTGGCACGTCCATTGCTTGGGGGCATGACGTTGCAAAAACTGACTTATGAGGTACGATAGTTTTATCACTTGGTACAATTCCTAGGCGCTTACAAATTTCAGCTACTAGCTTAGCCCCAGTCTCAATTGTTTGAGCTGAGAAAGTGGAATTTGCTCCATCAATTTTATTGTTTACATGCTCTACACCGATACTATTTTGGTTAGTGATTGCGCCTGTTCCTCCACAATGCCAAGGAATGAAATTTTCCCCGACACAACCGACAATCTCTTTTTCATGCACTATATAGTTAGCGCTTGCTTCCCTTCCACCAGTCCAAGCGTTTACTGCACTCTGTACTGATAAGCCATATGTGCCATGCAATACAATATATTTAATAGATTTCATGTCACGCTCTCCCCAACTTCCAAAGATTTCAGGACGTGAGCTAGTGATTAAGTTTGAGTAAATATCCCCATTTACGTTTTTAACTTGCATTTTCGCTCCTTTTTTAATTCTGAATGCTGTTGGATACGTTGCTGAGTAAGGCAACATGACAAGATTAAACGCTGATCCACCATTAGGATGCGTAATTGTCGAGCCTTGGTTTTGACCAAGGAACCATCCGTGAACGCCATCAATATCACTATCAAAAATAGCTACATGACTAGACGGCGTGACGCCTGCAACCTCTTTAAAGACTGCGACATCACCACCTTCCATTGTTTCGACCTCATCAAAATATGTTAGCATCCCATTTGTTTTGCGTAACTCCCATAAGTCTTTTGCGAATCCACTATGATTTATAGGGTCCGTATTAATAATCGGAAAATCATTTGCCTCACACAATTCTGCGAAACCGTCCCAACACTGCCATCCAAAAGCTCCACCGTCATGATCATAACCATTATTTAAAACTCTACTTTTAAAATCAAGGTATGCAACCATAATCTACTCCTTAATTTGTGAAATATTCATCAAAATACAAGTCAATCCAGAAAGTAATACTGCTGATAACATTGTCTCCCAATTAATATCAGTAATTAAAACAGCCGAACCAATTAATCCGACTGCTGTTTGTGCCATAGTTTTAATTGTTTTAATTAATACTTCTTTTGACCATTTTTCTAAATTCATTTCTTGTCCTCCTTAGTTTTAAATAGAGTCTTAGTTTGTTCTTCCATTATTTTTCCCTACTTTCTAACACTGTAATTCGTGTCTCATGATTATCTAAACGCATGTCATGCGAAACAACTTCTTTTTTGATATCGTCCGATCTTTGATTTGCTAAATCAAGATTGATATTAAGCAATTTTATTTGCTCTGTTAGTGGTGTCACAGTCTCTGTCAAAACCACATTGTTCTCATCTTGGATTTTTTTAGCCATACGATTATCAGGCTCGACAACAAATTTTTTATAGATAAAAATTAATGCCCCACCTAAAATCGTCAAAGAAGTGATAGCGCTTGCTAAGTCTGCTAAGTTGTCAAAAAAAATATCCATAGGCTACTCCTCTGCAACTTTTTTATCAAGCAATTCCTGTACGATTGCCCGTAAATTAAACAAATTTGGTACATCATTGACTGTTAGTTGGCCGCTGCTATCCCTAACACGTCGATACCAAACATCAGCGATAAAACTATCAATTGTAAATGTAAAAGCCATAATATAATCTCCTTTTTAGCCTAGTGGTATCATAGATGTAACGAGAGTTGTTAATTCTTCAACAGCTTTGTCAATTTTATCTTGATTTGCTTTATCAGCTGCCTCAAGAGTTTCCTGTAATTTAGCAAATTTCTCTGCTAATGTTCGACCTGGATTTAAAGCCATTTGAATTTGTTCCTCAGCAATTTTAATTAATTCTGATTGATCCATATTCAATGCATCTGCTGGCATATCAAGTGGAATATGCCATCCAGCATGTTCTCCGGTTCCGTCTATAATGACCTTTGTTCCGACAGCTGAGCCATCAGGCATTTGGTCAGGATATTTTGATGTAATATTTAACATAATCAATTTCCTTTCTTTTTCTATTATCTACTAATTATTAGGGTATTTTTACGCTGTTCTCAACCACATATAAGCTGTGATATATGGATGCATAACATTGAAAGGTTGCCCTCCACCTGTTGCATTGGTTGTTTTATCAGAATTACCTGAGTAACCATAAGTGCTAGACGGTTCAACTTTAACATAGTTGTTTTCACCACCACCTCTAAATCCATGAACATGACTTGCCATTTCTGCAACAGTTTGAGTATGAGCTTTTTCTCCACCTGTTTTACCTACTGTCGCAAAATCAGGATCATTTTCATTTACACCAACAAGTGATCTACCTTGACCATATCTAACCCATGTCCCCATTCCAAAATAAACGTTTGGATTTCTAGGATCATTTGTTTCAAATATCTCACCAACTGGATGAGCTATATCAAAGATGATTTGTTTAGTGATTGCAAATCCATCAACAACCAATGACTTTGTCTCAGTTTTACCACTAATAAAGACATCGCCATTTAAATCTGCAATCCCACGTTCCCAAATTTTTCCTGCACCAATGCCTTTTGGTGCTTTACAAATTAACACAAATTCACTTGATACTGATTGAGTTGATTCAGATGCAGGATTGAGACTATCTGAAACTGAAACTTTAACAAGCCATGTTTTGCTCTTATCATATGAACCACTAAGATTTAACAATCCACCTGTCATCTCTGAAATTGTTGACCATACACCTGTTGCTGCACCATTATCAACTGTATAAACTTTAGTATCATATGGTGCAACTAATGTTGTGATTTTAAGTTGATTTTTTTGGATTCCACCAACCATCAAAGGTGCAATTTTTACAATAGGTGATAATTGAAAGATATTAGGATCAGACTGCGCCCTGGTTACTTTGAGTGATGTCACAAATGGCAAGAAATAATCAATGACATTTATTGGTATATCAACAGGTGCACTTGTCATCCCCCTACTATCTGTAACTGTCGCCCTAACTGTTGCTGCACCAACAAAATCAATCAGTCCAAAAGTGCTGTTTTGCCCATTTGTCACTAAACCCTTTCCGACTATCTCTGCATTGTAAGATGCAATAGTTGAGCCATTGTTACCTGTTGCAGTACCAAAAGCAACTTTGATTGTACTCAATAAACTGACAAAATTATTACCAGTAATCAGACTTGCTGTTTTTGTATTTGTATCAGACAATGTGATGCTTGAAAGTGTAGGCTTGAAAGTGGCAGTATTTGGAATGCTGATTGTCATTGTATACTTGGTTTCACCAACTTTTGATGTTCCACTCATCGTTTCGATAATAAGATTTCCAGTACCTGACATTTCATTTGGCATCGATGCAGCAAAACTTGCTGGTATAGTCCATGCATAAGTTGTGTCTATATTTGATGCAATAGTACCTGTTGATCCCTTGAAATCATACTTGATATTATGCTTGAATGCTGTGCTCTGCCTTATGATATTAATAGATATACTAGAACCAATAGCACCTGAAATATTACTTGATGTACTTGCTCTCTTAATATCATTCAATTTAATAGCTTGAGTTGCTGTTGCTGAACCATAATTTGAAATATTAATATCAAATTTTGCCGAGATATTAAACTGAGGCTTTGTCCCATCTGCATTATGATTGATAGTGTACTCTTTGTTTAATAGTTGCTTTCTTTGCCCTTGAAAGATTGATGGATTGACCTGTATAATTTCCTGACCACCATCAATCGTCATCGTGAGTGGTCTCGTATCAGCAGTTGAAATCATAGCATAACTAGATGCACTCAAGAATACCTGTACATTTAATTTACTTTTATTATCAATAGTGCTTTGAGTATTCCATCCTGAGATGATTTCTAATGTTAGATTGTTACCCCATGAGCCACTAAAATTTGATGTTCCCATTTATCCCTCCTAACTATTTTTAATTGCTCTGATGACATTAAACAATGGATTTTTGTCATACACTTCCTCAACAAAATTCCCAATTTGAATGCGTTCTGTAAACAAACCATTTTTAATTGATAACGTGTCACCTGTAAGTGTCATCTGAGCAACACCATTTGTTAAGAAAGAGATGCTATCACCTGACATAAACAGTTTTGCTTTACCAGCTTTGTCACCAATTGCAACACCATCCTCACCAATGATTGTTTCATTATTGATAAAACTGAATTTTGCTGATGCCTCACCTAATTTATAATCAAGTTCAGCTGTTCGTTGCATTAATGATGCTATATCATTTGCGACTTGTTGTTTTTCATCTTTAGTATTTGTGTCATACCAAAGTTGCCATTTTTGTTCAACCTCAGAAATGGTGTTTTGCATTGCCTCAGCAATAGCATTTTCTCTAGCAAGAGTTGTTTTTTCTTCTAGTGCTAGGATTTGTTGTTGAGTTAGCAACTGATCTGCTTTGCTATCAATGTTAGATTGGATGTCCTCAGGTGCTTGTCTCCAATTCGTGGAAACATTTCCCATTTCAACCTGAACATTTATAATATCGGAAGTGATACTTACTGGAAATGCGAAAGCAAGCCAAGAAGATTTGATTGTGTCAGTTGCAGTTAAAGTTTTCCAATTAAAAATAGTTTTTTTCCTATCACCATCTATAACAGTTGTTGATATCTTTGTTAATGTTCCTCCGACTTGTGAACCAGTTTCGTTGAATGCTGTCAAGCTATCTGATGACTTACTATATAATGTTACTTCTCCAGAAGAAATATATTCAACAGATACTGTTAATTCTTGAGATGTAGATGTAAGTGGTATTAGAGTCTTGTTTGCAATTCTAGGAATACCACTTGTTGCTGACACAACTCTAATTTTATTATCTACTAATGTCATTGAAGTTACTGATGCATAGTTTATCCAACCTGTTAAATTTTCAAAATTTCCCGAATTAGGAAGTAAATTTACTCCACCAACTTTTACAGTCCCAACCATATCAACCCACTTATATTTTGTGTAATCAGTTGAGTTTGTAGTGCTGTAATCAACATATTGTCCAATAAATCGTCTACCAGTACTATCTGTAATGCTGAAATCAACTGCTCCATTTTGAGAGTTAGCATAGGCAGTATGCACAACAGGCGTCTGACCATTGATACCATCATTTGGAATGTATGTGACTGAATAACTTGTTTTAGTTGTGCTATCTGATAGAGTTAGCTCATTTTTTGTCCATAAAAATTGACCTTTGATTAAAGTAGGTATCGATGAACTCCATCCAGTTGGTGGTGCTGTTGTTCCACTTGTTGACAAAGTATATGAGGCGATATTATTAGTGACACTAACACCATCTTTACCATTTTTACCCTTTGCACCTTGTTTTGTTGGAACAATTATCGTACTGTTGTCACTCATTGTTGCTTTCATCCAAAGAAATTGACCATCTGCAACTGTTGGGATTGCTATTGTCCATGTTCCTGTTGGTGCAACAATACCTGATGTACCTGCTTGATATTCAGTTTTTGATACTGTTAGAGATGTTCCTGGTGTTCCATCTTTACCCTGATAATTGTATGTCAGTTCAATTGTGTCACTTTTTGTGGGATCAGTGTAATCTGTGATTGTCCTTTTCCATAAGTATTCACCTTGTTTTGCAACTGGCATTGCCTCTGTCCAATTTGTAGGCTGTACAGTTGCTGATGTGGATATGCCATAAGTAACAGATGTTGAGTTAACGCCAACACCGTCCTGACCATCATTAACGTTTGAAAAAGTCAACTGTTTACTTGCAATGAACTCATTACCAATATATGCTTCAATCGTAAGATTTAAAATGTCTATAAATTGTTTAGGGTCAACCGTGAATTGCAATCCACTACCTAAAACAACATCCCTATTTTTAAATCTAAAAGTAGCATTAAGTTTCTTATTGTTTTTCCAAAGTTCTGGGCTTATTATTGATGTTCCATTTGAGTTTTTGAATTGTAAGCCGTTGTTTGTTAAAATTCGTAAGTCATAAGGGATTTTGGATTCTAATATTTCATCTATTCTTGATCTTAAAGTTGATGAGATGTTGTTTTTAATGACTTCATAATTGGTAAATACATACGCACTGTTATTTGGCTGTGTATAACATTTAATAATTTCTGATACTCTTGCTTTTAAGAGTAATCCATTTTTGAAATTTTTATCATAAATAAAAACCGTATCTCCTATTGAAAGATCTTTAATACCGTTTAGCATACCAGACATTGCGCTTACTAAAAATGTTATTTGAGGTTTCGAAAGCTGTTCAATTGTTTTAAAAGTATAGGCAATTAATTCGCTTTTATTAGTGTAATTTGTGGAGAAATCACGTCTAGTCCACCTATCAGAGCTTAACACGTTTGAAGGGTATTTATCTCTAGATTGTGGCGCATAAACCATCTGACTTCCTGCGTGAGTATAAAACAACACATTTCCGTCTTCATCTTTAACAGTTTTTTCAACATCTGATATATTTAAACCATTTTCACCGGTAAAAACACCAGCATTAAAAAATCCTTCTTTTACTGATGTGACTTGTACCCCAGTAACCTCTTTACCATATTTTAGGGTAACATCCCCTCTTATTTTACCAACACCGTGGTGTGTATCATCTGCTTCATGGTAAATATCTAGCCTAATACCCTTATACTTACCGTTTTTATCGACTTCGGTTACTAATTCAAACTCACCGCCAAATTGATTAATAAGCGATGAAAGTCTTTCAAGTTTTGTTTGTTGATTGTCAAAAGATAGTGTTCTTGTAATATCTGAAATTTCATTTAATCCAACATACACTCCTGCAAAATCAAGCAAACTCATTTGTTTTAAATACCAATTAATATTGTGGGCTTCAGTGTTAATAAATGGGTTTGCTTGTTCCATAGTGTACTCTAAATTTGCATCATTACATGTCAAAGTAAATCTAAAATCGTCTTGAACTAATGTGTGAACATAAAAATAATATGGCCTTCCATCATCAATTAGTGAAATATATATATCATCATTAATAAAATCAACATCTTTATGAAGCTTCCCAAAATAGTACTTAGGAATCGAGAAATCAAAGGTGGCTGTTGAATTTTCTTTATATAAATGCAATGTTTCATCTTGAAATGACAACATTTCAGGGATGTCGTTATTGATTGCAGTTAGTTTCTTTAGTTGTCTATCTCTAATTGTAATCTGCATTACACAAACATCTCCTTCCACGATAATGTTATTTCAGGGTCGCTAGCATTCCAACTTGATAAATAAATATCCCATTCGCTGGGACCACTTGGTAGTGTTAATGGTTCTGGCTCACCAATTTCATCATTGTTAGAGGGTTTACCATCAACTAAAACAAGTCCTTTACTCATATCAATTTGCACATTTGAACCTGCAGGATATCTGTTTGGAATGTCATTTATATAATCCACGTATGTTTTTGAGTAATAAAAGCTGTCTAAATACATGTGAGTAGGTAATTCATAGGAACCAATCGCTCCAAAATAGAAATGTATTTTAGCTGATTTTTTCCCCTTTAGCTCTGGCACGATTTTTTCTGGGTATGACCCCCACCAAAAGGCGGTTAATCTATCGTCATTTCTTCTAATATCAGACCATCCTCTTGTAGAATTGAATGGATTTTGATTATTTAAATGTGTTGGGCTAAATTTATTTCTATCAATGATTTTATAGCCACCGTTACCATCGGACACTAATAAATTATATTCAGCGGTTAAACTATTTGAACGTTTAAAGGTTTCAACACCATATAAAAACTGACCGTTCGTATCCGATACAGTCAGTTTCATAAATCCATATTGTTGACTTTTGCCAAGCCACATAATTTGTCGCCACCATATATAATCATTTAGACTGCCAACTTCTCCGTTAGAATCTGCTGGTATAGTCCAAGTCAAACTAGATCCATTATTGCCAGACGTACCTCCTCTAGAAGATAAAAACAAATGAGGCCTATTCCAAATTATTCTGCTGCTTAAAGAACCAGTCATTGATTGACTAGTATCGTTTAAAATAGCGCTGTTTTTTGTCGCTGTGGTTAATGCATTGACAATTTTATCATCTCTAAAATCTAGTAATAATTCTGATCGTTTAGCAGGTACTTTATCAACTTCTTCGGCATTACCAATTTCATATGATTGACCGTCAGAGTTAACAAGGCCTATCCATCCATTTTCCGAATTATGTTTGATAGTTAACAGTGGATAAGCTTCAGATGTTCCCAGATTATTTATAGTCGCTTTGTAATGATTATTTGAAACTTTTGTTATCGTGCCAAAATCACTATTTGAGCCTATGGATATCGAATCATAGCTAACGTTTTCGGCTCTTGCACTTGGAACATCAAACTGAATTGACAAAACGGCTGAGGGTGGGCTTGTAGAATAATCTGAAACAAGTGTTGGCTGACCACTTGGTACTGCTAACCACACTTTGTTAGGTTCGTCACCAAAAACTAATTCTTTAGGTTCGTAAACATTTAATACTTTCCCGATATTTTCTTCAACTTTTGTAAAAAAATCATGATTTCCTATTAAATCAATGCTTACTGGAATAGGTTTTATTGATAATTGGTTATATTGGAAGTTCTGACCATATCTCATATTCCCTTGATCTTGATAAACATTATTGAAATTAGATGCTATGTTTTTATTAATACTTTTTGTCGAAGCCCTACCACCTAAAGAGGTGATAAAATCTAAAATATCAATATTATTATATTTAATTGTTATGCTCAAATTAGACCTCCTCTTAAGTGCCCTTGTCTTATTTCAAATTGATTTTGTGCTTTGTTCATGTACGGAACTAATCCGTTTGCGAAACTTTGCCCGTCTAAGATATTATTAACTTCAATCGGTTGCTGACCGTTTGCGACTAATTGAGTAAGCAACCCAACAACTGCGTCAAACTTAGCCTCTAATTTAGCTAATGCTTGGCTATCTGAATTATTGTTTTGTGGTTTCGGAGCTTCTCCTGCAAACTTTCCGACAACTTCTGCTAATAGCGACCACGCTCTACCACGTTTTGCCATGTCAGTCGGAATGATATATTCAGGCATATTTCCTTCTGCAAGTTCATAGATGCCATTTTTCGAAACAAGCCCACCGTTAGCGTAACCAAGAGGACCTGATACACGGTCAAACATATACTGACCACGACCGTATCTCCAAGCAGCATAATGAATACCAGCAAGTAAGCTATCATATCCATTTAACATATTGTTATGGCCGGGAAATTTGTGAGCATTGAATGTTGTATCAATAGTTTGAACTAAACCTTGTGAAGGATGTCCTGCTCGTGCATTGCTATCCCAGTTATTAATTGCTTTAGGGTCACCGTTCGATTCTCGTTTGATAACTTTTAGCCAAGCATTTACTTGTGAATCAGTCGCATCAAAGCCATTTTTCTTCAAAGCTTTAATAACTGATGATCTCCATCGTTCTACGCCGGTTGCCCCACCTCCTCCAGCAGGATCACCATCATCTTCTGGCGCCAAGAATTTTTGAATCCAATCAAACATACCGCCAACTTGTTTTTTGATCAGTTTCTGTAAAGGTGAGTTTTTATCTTTTAGTGGTTTATCATCAGAACCTGAACCACCACTCAAACCAAAGTCTAGGAATGTTGTAGCTTGACTAGCTAAACGGTTTGAATATGTGTGGTAACGACCGTCAGGCGAACCGCCAACAAGTTGGTTATACTCTTCGCCTGAATATCTGTCTCCTTTTACCGACGTAACCATAGCGACGTGATTCGGAAATTGAGAGCCGGGACCATATACCGCAACTGAACCAACTTTAGGCTTACTCATATGTGGCACTCGTGCATTAACCCATTGATACCCGTTACCGAGTCCACTGAATAAGCTAGCTTTAACACCCGAATTGTGCAAACGACTAGCAACAAACGAAACACATTCTCGAATGTAATACCCCCAAGGGTCGACCATTGCATCAAGCCCCATAGCTTTCCATTTCGCAGGATAGTCATCTCCTACGGCACTCATAGAGCCACCGCCCTCATCAGTTGCTGATTGAGCCATGTTCCATAATTCAGACCACCATCCTTTAGCTTGTGTTTTGGGTGTTTTAAATAGTGCATTACCTAATGGATTAAATACACCATCAAGCTTGTTAGCGTTTGGATTAAATTTCTTAGCTAATGTTCCAGCAGGGTCTTTGATAGCACCACCGATGAAACCTAACATTTCGGTAAATTTCTTAGCAGTGTCTTTGATGCCATCCCAAGCATTACCTGCAATAGAAGTTGTTGAATCCCATAATTTAGACCAGAATCCAGTTCCATTTGCAAAAGGAATAGCTTGCATTGACATGAGCATTTTAAGCTCAGTTGCGTTAAGGACCTCAGCACCAGCAGGCAATACCATTCTAGAATTGCGACCTTGTGGCAATACCATTTCACCATTGGGCATAATAACTGCTTCTTGGTGTCCTGTTTCGGGACTATCGTGCCCATCATTTAACATTGCTAATGTCGGTTGTGTAATAGCTCTACGAACATTACTAAACATACCAGTACCAGCTGCAAATTTAACCTCAGGTATTTTACCAATAGCGTTTTTAGAACCGCCAAAATCTGCAATCAGATTATTAATACCAGAAATACCAGCATTAGGAATTTTGATAATCGCATTAATACCGTTGCCGGCTAATGTTTTCATTCCATCCCACATAGATTTGAAGCCATTTTTTATATGGCTCCACATGTCAGTGGTTTTGGATTTGATTTTCCCAATAAAGTCAGTTACTTTATCATATCCAGCATCTATCTTGTCCCCGATGTTCCCGAAGAAACCAGTTAAGCCTTTCCAAAAAGTCTTGCCAAAGTTTTGAGCTGTCTTCCAGATACCATCTACAAAATCTTTAAACTTCTTATTGTGTTTGTAAATTAATGCAAACCCGCCGGCGACAGGATTAATGAGAAATAATAGAATTTCTTTCCAGTCTTTTTTAAAGAAATCAATAGTTGCTTTACCTGCTTTTACTACAGCTTTAAAACCAACTTTAAATTTTTCGACAACACCTTTGCTAAAGTCTTTAACAGATTTAACGAGTCCGTCCACAAATCCTTTAAATTTCTTATTGTGTTTGTACAGCTCGTAAAGCGCAATTGATACACCTATCACAGCTGTTGCAATTAGAATCATTGGATTTGCTTTAGCAAAATTAAATGCAAGTTTAATGCCGTTACCTACAAATTTAGCAGTATTTAGCAATCCCGTTAAAGCTAATTTAGCAGTTTTAGTTGCTACAGAAGCAGTCCATTTAAAAGCTGATTTAGTTCCTCTACCAATCTTCTTAATGCCACCAAGTTTATTATTTACTGCGTCTTCTCCACGGACGCCCATAACCCAATTTAAAGCGCCGTTAACTCCACTGCCAGCTTTCTTTACATCAGAAATACCGCCAGTAATAGTTCCGAATAGTGATTTTGAGGTATTTAAAACCGCTTTTGATGCAAAGTAGGCAACCAATACCTTACCAACTGTTTTTATTGCATCTTTATGCTTTGAAACTTCTTTTAAAGCGCTGGCAATATTTTTAAGAGGGTCTTTTGATTTTTTAGAGTGCCCATTCATAGCATTAATGCTATCTGAAATCCCTACAATAATTCCTTTCGCAGTATCCCAAACAGCCATTCCAAAAATCTTGGATATCTCAAAAACACTTTTCCCGATAGACGAAAGTTCTTTTTTGTGATCTTTTAAATAGTCAAAAACATTTTTTACAGTATCACCAAAACCAGTTATGCTTTTAGTGATATTTTCTTTACCAACAACACCAACCATGTCATTAAGCCCATTTACAACGGTTGATTTTAAACTACCAAAAGCACCTTCAAATGTTTTGGTTGATTTAGCAGCCTTTTCAGCACCTTTGTTGTTTCCGAGTTGTTCAATCGCTGTCAAGAACTCTTCGGAACTTATTTCGCCATTCTCCATAGCTTCACGGAAGTTGCCGACAAATGCACCATTTTTAGAAAGCGTTTCTTGCAACTTACCAGATGCACCGGGAATTGCATCAGCTAACTGATTCCAGTTTTCTGTGGTCAACTTCCCTGCCCCAGCTGTTTGAGTAAGTACCATGCCGAGCGACTTAAATGTTTCTTTATTTCCACCTGCTACTGCATTTAAATTACCACTTGCAATAGTAATTTCTTTATATTTTTCGATGCCGTTTGAAGCTAGTTGAGCACCAGTATTTGCGACATCTTGCAACTCATAAACTGTTTTATCAGCGTATGTTTTAAAGTATTTACTAGCTTCTTCCGTTTCTTTCTTAGATTTGTCAGCAAAGTTCATTGTGCTTTCAAACTTTTCGAGCGAATCAGACGTTGCTAATACCTCACCTGACAACCCCATAACAGAACTTGAAATAGATTGGATAGCACTAGATGCCATCCCTGCTATTGCTCCGAATGAGAGTTTTTCTCTAAATGTACCTAAAACAGAATTTGAACGATTTACATTTCTTCCTAATTCATCGATCTTAGAATTAGTTTCATGTATTCCAGTTTTTAACTTATCAAAAAAAGTGGGGTTTGATTTCCTTAACTCATTAGATAACTCAATTTGTTCACGCTTAGCATGAGCTATCGCACTTGCGGTTTCATTAATCCGTTGTTTTTGCTTAGCATAAGCATCGCCATCACCAGATTGAGCAACCTCTTTAAGCATTTTTACTTGCGCTTCATACTGCTTATTTAAATTATTGACAGCGGTTTTTGAACCATTTAATTTAGCTTGTAAAGCCTCATTTTCTCTGCCCTCTGCTTGTAGCCTTTTAACATAGCTTTCGGATAAGTCATTTTGTTGTCTATATCCTTTTTGTAAATCAGCAAGTCCAGATTGATAATAGGACATCGATTGTTTAGCTTTATTCTGTTGTACTTCTAGGCTTGATAATTTAGTAGTTGCTTGGTCAATTTGCTGTTGAAATTTAAGGTATTGTTCAGCGGTTTGTTGCGTGTCCCCTTTTAATTCAGATTGTTTTTGCTTTAAAGCTTCAATCTTAGCTTGTTGGGCTTGAATTGAGCTTCCTAAACCTTCGTATTTTGCTTTTGTAGCACCCAAGTAGTCGCCAGTCATTTTCAACTGGGATTCTTGAGCTTTCCAAGCGTTTGTTGACGTATTAACTAAATTAGTCATAGACTTAATACTCTCGCTAGCTTTCACTAGATCAAGAGCGATTTCAGTGGACATTTGTGCTTGTATTTTTGCCATTTTTCCTCCTTTCCTAAAGTAGTGACATAGGGTCTACTGCCCTATCTTTCATTTCTTTTGCGTTTAATATTTCTAAAAGTGAGTAATAATCTGCATTTTCGTAATCATCAATCGTCCACCCAAAGTTTATAATTGCTTGTTTTTCAACTAGCAATAGGTCTTCAATTAGATTTTCTAAATGGTGTTTTCGTTCCCAGATGTTTGGTCTTTTGGGTCTTCATCACGACTTTCTTCCATTTTTTTAATATCTTCATCAGTCATGCCCATTAAATAACTAGTCAATTTTTGAGCAATTTCTTGTGTTCGATCCGCATCAACGTCTAGTAATAACTCATAAGTTTCATCATCCAAATCCAAAATAGAACGTATGAACGATAATGTTGATTCAACTGCAAATAAATTTAATTCAATTGAATCTGAAAAATCTTCACTTCCCTCAATTTCAGCTTCTTTATTTACGATTGCTAGTTGGTATTTATTCATACGCATAATATTTCGGTTTGATGTTAAAACTGGATAAGCTTTCTTACTCAATTCTGGGATTTTAATTGTTGTTACTTTCATGTTGTTATTACTCCTTTTTCAAAAATAAAAAGGCCACATTTAAAATGCGACCTTGAAGATTAAATTAACCCGCTGGTACTGTTGGTGCAGTATAGCCACCAAACACTTCTTTGAGCATGTTAATTTTGTCAAATTGGGTTGCGCCAGTGTAGTATTTCTTCATTGGTTCATCGTTAAATCCAATTGCTGATAAAGCGTTGTAAGTCATGTTATCATCGTTACGTGTTTGTGCTGTATCTGTATCTGTACCAATGTTTTGTGCAGTTTCTTGCATAATACCATTAGCAAAACCAAAGAAAATTGAGTTTTTGCGATTAAGTGTTTCTGATTCGATTAAAACTGCAACGTGCGGTTTAGCTCCTGTAAGTGCATAACCGCCTTTACCGTCTGATTTGAATCCAAGCATTTTTTGTTTAATATCAAATTCAAGGTTATTAAAGTCAAAAGCAACTGTTGGTGAGCCTGGGGCAATCATAACGTCCTGTGTTTTGTTATTACCGGGAACTTTAGTTGCTGAACCCTCAATACCTGAGATATTGGCTGTTTTAGAACCAAGCATAGTATCGTCGATTTCGACAATACCGCTTTCTGAAAGTCCATCTGTTGCGCCTTTAATTAATTGTTGTGTTACTGGGTCAACGAGTCCCACAGTTACCATTTTTAAACCTACTAATGCCATATTTGTTTCTCCTTTTTAATTTAAAATTTTGTCTTGCGATACATAAAAGACACCCGTGATTTGTTGGGTGTCTGGGTCAAATGTTCGCTCTCTTATGTCAATAACCGACCAATGGTTCTTAGTAAAAAGTTTCATTAGTCTAATCTCAAAATCTTCTATGTTAAAATCAACATCTAATTTATAAAACAGTTGGATTTCACATAGTCTTTTGATGCCGTAAAAATCATCATTTCCAAATAAGGTTAATTGCGGTTTAGCTTCTGTGATTAATGCAATTGTCTTATCTATATTTTCAATAACTTCTTCTGGTAGATTACCTGTAAAGACATCGTCTATTTCAGTAATATTTCCAGAATCTATTAATTGTTTTGCTTCAATAACTGCTAACACTTATTAACCTCTCTTTCCAATGATTTTGTCATATTCCGCTTTCTCAGCTAAAAGTACCTTTTGCAAAACATCTTGCGATTGTTGGACGTTTGTTACAAAGTGGTCGGCTGTATACTTCTTAGTTCCGTCATTTAGACGTCTTGCATTTGTTGCGTGAAAACTATTTGGCCAACCGACCGTTGAAGTTCCAATCTTCATCCCATCAACATTGCTTTTTTGAATAACAATGCCATCAGCCATATGGCCATAGACTTTGTCATCATGTTTCGAATAATGCTTTTCTCGAGTTGCTTGCTCAAGTTCATCTTTATAAACTTTTGCACCAGCACTTGTTATCTTAGTTTGTTCATCAATGGAAAGATTACTTAAATAAGAAACTTGATTGAGCCAATCTTGCAACGCTTGTTCCATACCGACCATATCAGCCTACTTTCGTGCTTTTACGTATTGTCACAAAGTCATATTTATTAAAACCGAAGTTCTCATCAGGATTAATTGAAACAATGTCATAAACTGCATTATTTAACCGCACTTTTTGCGTATCTGTGACACTTTTATTGTGCCTGATTACAATTACCTTTGTATCTGATAAACTAGCCTGTATAGCTAAATATTGCTGATTTAAGGTACGTGTATGTGATTTGTAATGCAAAGTGAGACTTGGAACAAATGCAAAGATATTCGCACCCGTGTTTTGGTTTGTAGTTGACTTTACTGTTCCAAATTCTACTTTTTTATTAAAATCAGACGGTAGATACTGCTTGACCATTTTCTACCTCCTCGACATAACTTGCATATTGTCCTCGTAACTGCCCGACAATACTATTAAGCGTATAATCCATTTGATAGGACTGTGTGTCAGTTACTGCGATGCGATAAGTATAATAAGTACCAGTTAGTGCAATGACTGCTGTATCAAATTCACTCTCAACATCTTCAAGAGTGTAAAATGGGTACCCTTCAATTTCTTGACCGATTGCCTTTTTAATGTAGTTAGTAGCTGAATTTAAATAAAGAGAGATTAACGATTTATCGTCAACCTCTTCAAGATTTAGAGCGCTAATAACTTGTTCGGGTGTAACGCTCATAATCTATCTCCTATTATGCACCAGCTACGGTAGTGATTTGACCATCTTGGTTAGCAATCGCAGTGAATGAACCAGCTAATACTGCATCTGTATCTGTAGGTTGAACGTCAAAGCGATCAATAACACGGACTTTATTTGTGTCAGTTTCGAACGCTCCACCGCCAATATTTGTTGCTAAAAGCTCCATATTTTCACGGTCAAATAAAGTGATAGCTTGCTTCAAGTCCCCAAAGTAAAGTGGCATAGCTGAACCAGCTTTTGGTAACCATTTATCAGCAACTACTTTAACTGCATATCCTTCGATTGATTTACCCGTTGGAGATTTTACGTCATCTTCCATTAAGTATTCACCAATTGCATTTTTAACTTTAGAAAGAGCTGTAAAACCAGATTGGTTGGTCAAGAAGATTGAAGTTGTTTGAAGCGCTGGGTCAAGGCTTCCAACCATGTCTTTGATGTCATCCCATTTTGCAAGAGTTGGTTTTTTAGGAAGTGCTGATAGTTGAGCGATGATTTTTGCATTACGAGTAACAACCACTTTTTTAGCGATCCAAGAAGATAACCAAGCCATGATGTTTTCAGCTGTATCTTTAAGAAGTGAGTTAGTTACTGTTGAGATACCTGCATAACGTTTAATCAAGTATTTAACTACAGATAATTGAGGGTCATCAAGGTTTCCGATTACTGCGCCTTCTTCGTCTAATTCTGCAAGAGGTGTGATATCAGAAAGTTTTTCAAAGACACGAGAACCTGAAAGGGTAGATACTTTTTCAACATTTACATATTCTTGTAATGAATCGTATTGACGAACCAATGTGTGAATAGCTGTTTGAATATCTTGCGGAATTGTAAGACCACCGTTACCAGCTACGTCACCAGTCGTTGAGGTAGTTGCATTTTGGTATTTGCCAGCAATCAAGTTTTTAAAATCTTTAATAAATGTTGCTTTAACATCTTGTTCATCTTTGTTCAATGGTTTCTTTTCAGATTTAACAACTTCCACAGCTTGAAGTTCAGCCATTTGGTCAGCATACCCGTCACGAATCGCTTTAGCGTTATCTCGTTGGTCTTTTAGATCTTTGAATTGTTCTGCTGTCATAGTTTCATCAGCTAGTGCATTTGAAATTTTGTCGTTAAGCGTTTCTACTTTTTCCCCTGCTTGAGTCCAAAGTACATTAAGTTCATTTACAGTTTTGTTCATTTAATTTTCTCCTTTTTAGTTAGCACGTAAAATAGCCAACTTCTGGTCTCTTAGTGAGACTTTGGGTTGACTATCTTTTTCATTTTTAAGTTGTTCTTTTGCAATTAAGTTTTTAAATTTATTAATCGCTTGTTTAGACGGAATATGATTGATTGAGTTAGTTACTACAATCTCTTCATCCTCATCATTCGAAAACATGATGTTGTCTGCAAAACCTTTGTCAACTGCCTCTTTAGCATTCAACCAAGTTTCGCTTGCCATCATTTGCAATAAATCTTCTTGCTTCATGCCTGTTTTTAACTCATAAGCACTAGCAATTGATTCATCAATACCATTCAAGACTTTAGCTTCGTGTTCAAAGTCATCAGCATTACCTACACCAATAACTGATGCTTTATGAATCATCAATTGAGCTGTTGGACTAATATTCACTGTGTTACCAGCCATAGAAATAACTGATGCTGCTGAAGCTGCCAAACCTTGAATATTAACAACTATGTTCTTTCCGCTTGATTTCAGCATTGTGTAAATTTCAGAAGCGGAGAAAACATCGCCACCATTTGATGCAACATCTAAAATGATTTCTTCATCTTCATCATTTTCAATAGCTTGTTGCACTTTTTTGGGATAAACACTAGACATTCCGAAGTAGTCGAAAAACTCTCCTGTATCGTTGTCTACGATATCGCCTTTAATGTCAATTTTCGTCAAATTATATCACCCCCTTTCTAGTTCGGGATTAGGCAAATTAAGCGGTAAAATATCAGCATTTTGCAAAACAAAAAGACCTTGGTTTTTAGCCAATGTCCCTACTTGTACCATTTCATTTACTCGTTTAATGTGTAGACTTCCCAAAGGGTCTACCGCTGGGAATAAGTCACTATCTATTTTACTACCTAATTTTGTTTCCAATTCGCTTACCGCCGGTCTTAAATATCGACTAATTGCATTGGCATACATTCCAGAAATCATGTCAATTGATGACTGTTGGTCACCTTGACCTCCCAAATAGCTGTCAGGTATTCCGTATACTTTAGCAAATTGCTTGCTTGTCCAATCTGTCTGACTCAACAATTGAGCAACATTTGACTTAATTTCAATTGGCTTGAAGTCTTCCAAGTCATCCAAAACTAAAGGCCCACCTGTCATTTGCCTTTGAGCTTGTCGTGATCTAGCTTGTTTAGTTTTGAAGTCAAGCAAACCGCCGTTTTTGATTTTCAGAATTCCGTTCATGTTTAATGAATTGGTTAAAGCACTAATTGTTAACTTATCACTAGCTTTCTGAATATCCATTTCACGGGTAAGTGCAAGTAATGGACTTACACCAGATAAACCACCATCAACAGATAATAACCTAAAATGAATGATGTCCGACTGCGGTACATGCAGTTTTGGTTCAATTCTAGGGTCATCGAACATGACATTGTAATACAATCCGTCTGTATGATCAGCAGTGTTGTAGTTAACCTGTGATGGTCTAATAAATTCCCAACTGACATCACGACCATTGATATTTCTATGTCTATAAGCGAACGATTCCCCAGCTAGTAACAATTGAGCAAACATAGACTGATAAAATCCGTGTCTACTTGCTGATACGCTTGGATTATTTAAAACCCCTTGTACTTGTTTACGTTCAGCTGTTAATTTAACAGTTGCTAAATCACTAGATAGCTGATTAATGACTGCAAATAAATCCGAATTACGTAAAGCAACTTTTGCAGATACCCATTCACTGTTAGCTGAATTAGATAGTAGATAATCTAAATCATCATTTGAAAAGAATTGACCAGTTGGCGTTTCTGTCACTGCATTGCTAAATTTAAATATTGGCATTTTCTCACCTCCTTTCTAAGATAAAATTAGATAATGATCACTTCCTTTCTAGTCGTTTTTATTTCCGCTTAAAACCTCAGATAGCAACCCTGCTAAAATAAAGGTAACTGTCATTGACACACCAAAGGCAATATGCTCTTGATAGTACGTTGTCAAATTAACTGTAATTGCCGACGCTAGAAACATCAACAAATCAAAAATCTTCCAGATAAACTGAAAGAATGCTTTAAATATCTTCATTTTTAATAAAACTCCTCATCTAACATCCCTGATTCAGGGTTATTTAACCAATCTTTTACTGCTTGCGCTGACATATGTTCAACCATATATGACTTATCATTTGCCAATCCGTAATCATCATAGTGATACATTGCTTGATACATGCCATCAATTATCGCATCTACCACATCGACCTTGAGAGTTGACTTCATTTTATCAATCTGAATACCTATGTTATCTTCTTTTATGACTGCATTTAACAAGGCTTTTTCCATGATTTTGTCATTCAAACGTGTGATATTACCCTCAATAAATAACGTTTGTAAGAATTTTGTAGGGTCTTTTAACTCACTTGTACGCTGTCTTATTGGCATTAATGGATAACTGGTATTTAATTCCAAAGCTTTAATCACTTTTGATATCCCCATAGCATCATAACCAAACCAAATAATATCTAGCTCGTTATCCTCTGCATAGTTAATTATCCACTGGTAAACTTCATCATCATTAATCAGACCTTGCGGATGACTTGTGACAGTACAAAAGCCTTGTTTTTCTAAATCACGATAATTGATACCATCTTGCTTTTCTTTAGCCTCAATACTCCCTGCTACTTTCCAAGGAATGAATGAGTGTTGCTCAACATGCCATTTCTTTTCTGTTTCATATGGATAAACAAAAGCGACTGCTGTATTATCTGAAAAAAGTGAATAGTCAACACCAACATATACACGTTTTCGTTTGATATCAAACTCTGGCACAATTGCTTTTTCAATATCTTCTAAATCCAAAAATGAATTAGAATCAGCAAGCAACCAGCAGTTCATATTTTTAACTTGGAAATCAGCAATTTCTCCCGACATCAAGTCCTCTTCCCTTTTATCTTTTAAGCCTTTTAATAAGACATCTCGTTCACTTTCTAAGTCAAGAAGCGGATTTGATTTCACCCATTCTTCTTCTTTAAAAACTTCATCTAAGCTATCTTGTTGCCAAACTAAGCAAAGGTAAGTATCAGCATCACGTTTGTAATCCACTTCCATAGCTTGTTGTAACATTTTTTGGTCTTCGTGGAAAGGTACGTTAGGATCTGGGTATGCGGTCGAAATTTGAATAAATTGTTTATTAGGCACTTTCACTTGACCAGAAACTATTTTAGAAGTAGCTTCTCGTGTCTTCAATTCTCCTATTTCATCAAAAATTGCGGTTGTGAAATGGAAGCTATCATATTGACCCGATTCAGCTGAAATAGCTCTAAGAACATTGTTGTTAGATTTCATAATTACTTGATCGCTATGAATTCCCAAGTCCACTTCAATAGCTAAACTTTTAAAAGGTTCTTTCAATGATATTTGTTTCATCATCGATTTAATATAACCAAGTAATTTGTTTGTTTGCTTAAAGTTGATTGAAGCTACAAGATAGTCCTGATTAGACAAACCAAGGCTTTCAATAAAGTATGAATAAGCTGTCAGTATAGCCATTAAATACGTCTTACCTTGACCCCGAGCAACCGACACCATTGCACGACCGTATCGCTTGCCACCGTTTAAATTGCGCCAACCAAAAAGCATAGCAAGAATAAATTCCTGCCACGCCATTAATTTTGTAGGTTCACCAGTATCAACATTCGGGCAAATCTTTGCAAATTTGAGTAATCCATCAACTTCTTTTTTTGAGTAGGTATAAGGAAAATCTGCTTGCCCTTGTCTCTGCAAATCTCGTAAATGTCTGAAACAAGCTAACTTAATCATGTAACCAGTTTTGACTTTTCCATCTAACACATCAAAGCAATAGTTAGTGCCTGCATCCTGATAAGCGCTTCTAATTTCTGACCAGTCTATCTTGTGATACCATTCCAACACATTTTTCTTTTGTGTTAAATCTATCTTTTCCATATACCTCCTTTCTACTTATCTAAAAATTCTTTCATCAATTCAGCGGTTGATTTTTCATTCTTATCTTCACTAGCAATTGCCATAAGTTCTTGTCTTGCTTTTGGACTAAGGCCAAGAGCTGTTCCAATCGCAAGTAATTGAGTGTTAGCATCTTTCATAGTTGCAACTGCTGGGTTCTTTTTATACCCGAGAAATTGCTCACCTAATATTTCCCCAGAACCCTGAGCTTGAATTGGTTTTGTCAAAGTCTGTTGAATGCCATTCTCTCTTATGTCGAGATAAGCTTCTCTGTAAATTTCATAATTGGTACAATACATTTCAACCAGATGAACATCTATCCGATTAACCTTATTTGTACTCTCTAAAAAAGGTACGATTTTGCGGTAACACTCGCCAGCTACAGCACCAAAAAACTTAGGAGGGTCTTTAGGTAAATGCCCGTCATTCTGCTGATAGTATGGTTTTTTCGTCATTCACTAAATGACCTCCTTTCTGTTTTGTGACACCCCTTAAAAATTTGAAAAAATCGTGCGTGACACAAGAAGACACCTTATAGTGGCTCTCCTACAGCTCATGCATGGGGCGGGTACAATTTTAATACAGTCCTTGATAATTTATATCACTCAGATTTAAAATTGCTTAGAATGCACATTAGAGTCCTTGTCGTTCGTCCTTTTTTTCTTAATCAGCAGCGCCCAATCTGCAATAGATAATCTTATTTTTGTGTTGCGCAAGTTATCTGTACCAGTACCGTACATTTGTTGCTCTAACTTACGTTTAACGTTATCGCAGTCCTTACATGCAGTAGCGATGTTGCTAACATCTCTGCTCATGTCTGGTGCCACCTCGTATGGCGTTCACCTATCCTACTATTAGCAGTGGTGACGCCAACAGCTTTACAATACTGACAAAGATAATGATCACGCTCCAAAGCTTGATGTCTGATTGGCCCCCATAATTTTTTATTACGATAGAATGCGTTGCGTTCTTTCCTAGCTTCGGTTGCATTACGTGTTACTGTATTGTACTTCGTTCTGCTACCACGTTGGTTAAGCTTAGCAATGTACTCTGCTTCATCTGCTTTGTGTAAGTCACAGAAGTATGTGCCAGCATTAACTAATGCATGACAACCATTACGCTTACATCGTCTTACTTGTGGCATTGCCTAACCTCGCCAGTTAATCTATTGATATGTGTTACCAATGTTGCATATGGTTCATTGTTCCATGTATAAACACCAGTATATTCTATCTCCCATTGTGGTTTAGTATAAGGATATCTCTTTGGTCTCATATCATTTCCTCCATCTGTTTAATAAGTACACAGTGAGATTTGAACTCACGAACATTAGATTTGCAGTCTAAGCCGTTAACCACTTCGGTATGTGTACATAATAAAAAGCCATCGTTTTATGATGGCTGATTTTTTTAAAATAATTCAACTATTTCTTTCAAATACTTCTCAATGTCATCTACAAATTTACAAGTAAACACAACTGAACAAACAATTATTTCTGTGCCATTTTCTAGTTTCATTAGCCTTTCATTATAAAATTTTAGATCCTCTGAATAAGGTGAGTTTCTAACTAATGCTTTTACATTTTGTAATTTTTCATTATTAATTGTGATATCAAACTTATCACCGCCATTATGATTAACTTCTAACAGAAACCTTATTACAGAAAAACCTATTTTGTCAATAATTTTTTCTAGAGGGTTTTCTTTTACTATTCTACCAGTATCCATTCTGTTCTCCTTTTGTATTTATATATCTATAATAATACAACTAAAAAAGCCCTTACACAATAGGTATAAAGGCTTTTCTGATAAAATTTCGGAGAAAGTTTTCAGGTCGATTACTGATAAGAGGAGACCACAGGGTAAAATGGGAAATTGTTGTATCTTCCTGAAAACTTCATGCTACTACTTTATCATCAAAAACGTGACAATTCTATACGTTTTTGTGTCAGATTCCAACTTTTTTTGAAAAAATTTCTAAAATACGCTCACGCTTCCGATATACAGATTTTCTAGATAAGTGTTTGCTATAGGCAATCTCCTCCCAGGTATTGGTAGAACCATCTCCCCACCTTAGGTAGAAAATGTCAGTTAGCTCATTATCCAATATCTGCAATGTTGCCATGACAGCTTCTTTGAAGTTAATTAATCCTTTTAAGTCACGATCGGAGTCCCATCTTGCGACAATATCCTCTGTCACTTTTGAAACAAAATTAGCTTTTCCACCACCAATATTAGTATCAATTTCAGTATTAACATCTGTTTGTAATTCTAGCTTACGTAAAGCAATCTTATTGTCAATAAACCGATAGTCAAACAAAGCTTCATCATAGGCTTTTAATTTTGCATTTGATAACTTATTCAACTGGCTTACCTCTCTTCGTCCATCTGATCAGCTTACCACATTCATTATTTTTCCAATCAGGAGGAATTCGCTCAGCTGGTACATAGACAATCTTTTCTTTTGGTTCAGGCCAACCTGCTAGCCATGTAGGACTAACGTTAAATGCTTTTGCAATTTGCTCAGTATTTGCAAGCGATGGCACGCTACTACCAGATATGTAATTAGCAATAGTTGTTTCTTTAAGCCCAGCTTTATTAGCAAACTGTTTTATACTTAATCCGTTCAGATCTCTTAAATATTTCAATCTATTTCTCATGGCATTTCATCCCTTTTTCTATTACTTCATCAAATAAACTCATTCCGTCACCTCTTTCGCAAACTGCCACAAACGTTCATCAGCTTGTTTGATTTCTTGTTCGGTCAGATCAGCTTCAAATTTATAGCTACTAAATTTTGACTCTGAAGGAGTCTCATTCTCTCCAATCAATTTGTATCTTACATGATTATCAGATGTCATTTTAAAAAGTGTGCAACCTAAAATTTTGACTGTATACAACTTCTCTTTTTCGACTGTGTAGCCGTAAAGCCATGCTTTTGCTATAATTTCTGTGTAATCACTTTCTTGTTGCTTGATATATAAACTTAATTCAACATCGTCAAAAACGTTCTCTAAAGCATGAGATAACCTGCATCCCTGTTCCTTATATTTTTCTATCCAATCAGCCACAAATTTCGGCACTACTGGTTTTGGTTGGTCGATTCTTAAATCAATTTCAACCAATTCCTTCATAATATTTTGCTCAAAATCAACTAATTGATGCCTGCCACTTAAGTTTACAAGTCTAACAGTTGGCTCTTCGTCACCGACTTCATGGTTAAATTCTGTAACTCGCACTGGCAAATAATACGTTTTTTTAAATTGTATTTGTTCAATCATTTGCTACCTCGCTTGTAATAACTTCTAAAAATATTTTTTTGCAATATCTACACTCAACTCTATAACCAAATTGATTAATGATAACTTTAGCATCATGTTCATGTATCCTGCTTTGATATGGATATCTGTCAGGTCTCATCTCCTATCCCCCGTTTCCAGTAAGTTCTGCAATTCTAGCAGTCTTATCAGCTGATTCTTCACTTACTTTTTTAAGCTGATACTGTGTTCTGTCTAGCTGGTTAGTTAGTCCGTCCAGTTGGGGTTGCACAGACATCTTGCCTAAATTAAAGCTGACAAACAGCATTCCAAGCCAAAAGATTGTCATTAGTAAATATTTGTAGTCTTTGCGATTCATTCTTCCACCTCTTCCAAAAATTCTATACCTCGTCAATTTCAATTCGTGCAGCCGGATACTTTTTGCGAAGTTCCAATTTTGCGACTCTTGCTTCAAGGTGTGCATTGAACCAATGTGTTTCAATAGCTACACCATCTTTGTAAACTGTTACTGTATAATTCATCCGTTTACCTCTTTCAAACTAACCCAAGTATAGTCAGGGTATTTTTCAGCTTCTGATCTTGTTAATCTAAAGGCATTATCTGGATAATTTTCAAGAATAGTTGAAGCGCCTTTAAAACGTGTTACATACTTATTCCATTTATGAGATTTAAGAACACCTAGCTCCTCATTATGTTCACGGGTCTCAATTAGCCAATCAAGATTTTGTCTAGCTTTTTTTAGGTCCTCGACTCCATTTTTCTTATGGAATCGCAGCATATACTTAATAGCGTTTCCCCAATAAAAGCCTTCTTCGTAATCTGGACTAACTCCAAAGTTCTTGATAACATCAACAGCTTCTAGTCCGTTTTTACCTTGGTAGTGGTTTGGTTTTTTAATGACATCATTCATAATTTATACTCCTGTTAACTGTGCTTTGACTGCTTCAAGCAGTGCGTTTTGGTTTTTCTCTTTACCCTGCAAAATACTAAGTACTTTTTCATCAACAGTGCCTTCAGCTACAAGGTGATGGATAATAACAGGTTCTGTTTGGCCTTGACGGTCTAACCTGGCATTTGCCTGTTGATAATACTCAAGACTCCAAGTTAGTCCAAACCAAACAATAATATGCCCACCTTTTTGAAGATTAAGGCCATGCCCTGCTGACTGTGGATGACAAAGCAGCATTGGTATTTTTCCAGAATTCCACTTATCAACAGTCGTCAATTCTTCAGCTTGTGGGAATTTTTTCTTTAAGCGTTCTAGGTCATGTTTGTACTGATAAAAAACTAAGATTGGTTGACCTTGGCTGTCTTCAACAATATCTTCTAAAGCTTCTAGCTTGTCATCATGAATAGAGATAACGTTTTTCTCATCATCATAGATAGCCCCGTTTGCCATTTGAAGTAACTTATTAGCTAGAACTGCAGAATTTGAAGCGGTGACTTCTTGGTCCTCAAGTTCCAGGACTAAGTCTTTTTCAAATTGCTTATAGGATTTCATATCTGATAGCTTGATAGCGACAACATTATCGGTTCTTGGCGGAAGGTTTAGAAAGTCTTTTGCCTTCATGCTGATACAAATATCATCAATCTTTTGATAAATTTCTTCTTCTGCATTTGGTCTCAAAGCCCAAGAATAGACAATAGGCCCATTTTGTTTATCTGGTCTAAAATAACGATCCTTAAATTTGGTCTGACTAGTTTCAAGTCTTTTTCCACCATCCATAAGATAAATTTGTGGCCAGAGGTCAATAAGACTGTTAGGCGCTGGCGTTCCTGTTAATCCTACAAAACGTTTTATTTTTGGTCGGACTTTACGTAAAGCTCTAAATCGTTTTGACTTGCTTGACTTAAAACTGGACAACTCATCAATGACAACGAAAGTAAAAGGCCATTTTGTTTTATAGTATTCTACTAGCCAAACAACATTTTCCCGATTAATGATATAAATATCTACTTCTTTTTCTAAAGCTTCTAGCCTTTTCTTAGTTGATCCAAGAACTTTTGAATAGGTAAACTCAAAGCCCCATTTTTCAATTTCAGCCGACCAGGTTTCATCAGCCACTTTTTTTGGTGCAATGATCAAGATTTTGTTCCCTTCACAGAAGATGTTCTCGATTTCATCAATAGCTGCTAAAGTTGTTAAAGTTTTGCCAAGACCCATATCAAGAAGAAGCCCACAATGGGAATGTTCAACTATCCACGTTTTGGCATATTCTTGATACTCGTGCAATTTCATATCCAGTTCTCCATATCTCGTAAGGCCTGATCAACTGCTTCATAAGAGTCCACAACCCAAACGGGCTGTCCTGCATCATTTATTTTTTATGCATAGCAATTTGACTAGGCCTTGGTTTTTTCCCAGGCGCTTTAACTTCAACAAAGAAAGTTCCGGTCTCCATGACAATAATTCTGTCAGGTACACCTACCGTACCTGGACTAGTAAACTTAAAACAAAGACCTTTAGTTTTTCTTTTCAAATAATTTTCAATGTCCTTTTCAGTTCTCACTTCTCTCTCTCCTTGGTCAGTCTTGGTCAGGGTTACCGTTTTTTTCAACTTATTGTTTCTTTTTATAAAAGTGTTTTATATAACCCTTTTTCTTTTATATACTTCTTTTTTATTTATTTTTAAGTTAATAGAAGAAAAGTGGTAACTCGGTAACCCTATATAGCTAAACCGTTGGTATGACTGCGTTTGTGAGGGTTACCATTTTTTATGAAAGGTTACCGTTTTTGGTAGCTTTACCTTTAAAGGTTACCGAGTTACCGTTTTTTCCAATTCAGTTTTGACTTTTTAAATATCTTTTTTAAAATTTTTAATTCTAAAGTTTAGAAAAGTGGTAACTCGGTAACCCTTTTTCGCAGCTTCTTCAAAAACGGTAACCGCTAAAATTCACTTTTCAGCCTAAATCCAACCCATTTTTTAGTCTGCTTTCCGCCTGATTTGACATTTTTATTTTCATAATTCAGCTCTCTCAATCTCTGATTAAATGAATTTCTGGCCAAAGGTTTGTAACCAGAATCAAGACAATATGATTTATAAGCTGGGTAAACATCTGAAACGGGAACTTTGAAATCTTCTCCCATGTCACATTCATCCTCAATGAATAGTGCGACAACGTCATTTCCTTTTTCCCATTTCTCAACACTATCTTTCATGCTGCTACTAGTGCTAAAATCTTTCTTAGCTAGAGCCTTACGAAGCCCAACCATAGCCTTGTTGAAGATACCTGGTAATTCACTCATTATGGTATCAAGTGGGTATTCTTCTTTGATTTCTCTGGTCAAAACCTTATTCATCTCGAGGATCATCATCCGGCGCTTGAGACCTCCGCTAAAATCTCTCATAGGTGGAAGTTCATTCATGGCAAAGGATAACTTGGCGTAGTTGTAGAAATTAATAGGCTCTTTGTTCTTCCGGTCAGCGTGAATAGTATCTTCACCGGTCAACATCTTAAGCGTAGCGCCATCAGCTAAATACTGAGGTTTAGCATCCGTATCAAAGTTGGCAGTCTTACGATAAAGGCCAATCTTTGCAAAGCGTTCTTGCATGAGATACTGAAGTGTTACTGCTGAATAATTGTCAGCTCCTATCATCTCTCTAAGCACGTTGATAATAGTAGACTTACCAGTTCCACCACTACCAAAGATGAAAAGCATCTTCTGGATAGTGTACTCACGGTAAAAGTTGTAACCGAACCATTCAAAAATAAAGTCAATGTTCTTGGCTCCAACCGTTGCTTTAAGGAAGCCCTCGAAAGTTTCACAGGTTGCCTCTGGATCATACTCAATTGGATGACTTGACCTTGCATGTAACTCTGGGTCAAACTTCCCTGAGAAAGAATTAGTCTTAATATCATAGACACCGTTTGTAAGAACGATTTTATTAAGGTCGCTCTCAGTGAAAACATCACTTGAGAAAGCTTGAGCTCTTATCGCTACAATCGTTTCATTGATGTGTCTAATCTTAGTGATTTTTCCAAGCTTCTTGGTTGAAATATAGCTTCTAATAAACTCTTCAGCATTTGGTAGCCATATCCCTTTTTCAGCGTCGTATCTTAGGAACTCAAAGCCATCCCAGTAAACAGGAACTTCTTTTAATATCTGAGTAGCAAGCATGTAGCTATTAACATCAGGCTCACCTCTCTCATCAATCTCAAGCCAACTTCTATCATCTTCTACAGGTAACTCTTCATCAAAATCACCCAAGGCTTCGGATAACAGGTAGTCTCTAATCTCAGATAGGTCAGAAACAAAAGAGTTCATAGCTTTACTCGATGGGAGCTTACTTGTTGCTAGTCCATCCTTTGCGTCACTGTCCAAGTCTCCAAATTTGTGGATGCGGACAAGGTCGTAAGCATTTACTAAAGTATCTCCAACAGGGTCAGTCCCGTGATGGCTATAAGCAAAGACATCATCGTAGATAACAAGGCCATTTGCCGTCGAACCTCCAACAAAGGTATAGCGGTCATTTGTCGTGCCTTCTTCGTAGACACCTTCTAAGAAGGTAGCAATTGCTTGTCTGATGTCGTAGGTCCGACAGAACGCCCCAATTAAGCCTTTCTTACTTAATGGGTCGCCTTGCTTCTTGGCATCATGTTGTCGCCTTACTGTGTGAGTTTCACTCTCAGGCCAAAAACTTGAGTCCTTCCAATCTGGGTAAGTATCAAGAACTTCATCCACATTCAGTAGTTCATCATCATTAAAAACAAACTTAAACTCTGCATCACTTGCATGACTTGGCCAAAACATCATCCGGACACTCTGATAAGTCGTATCATCAAAGTTCGACATACCTAATTGACTGGCCAAGTATCGAGCCACTGGCTCATATTCATCAGGCATCATTAGTCTGTCAGTCGGGATAATAATTCTGTATTTAGCTGCCTTTTGTGAATGGCTGTGAGTACTATAAAGTACATAGGCATAATCTGCTAAAATATCAAGCTTATCTAAGAAGTCCTTACTTGGGCTATCCGCATCAAGCGCGATCAGAGAACGACTTTGAACGTTCTCATTTCGTCGCTTACCTTGCTTTAGCCAACCTCCAACAAAGCCACCTACGTCCTTAGCCTGACCTTTTTCAGCCCGTGACATCTTACTGTATTCAGCAAATGTTTCTTGGGTGACAGTAGGCTTCTTAAGTCTTTCAACTAGTTCTTGCCAAGTTAGGCTGATATTCTTCCAGGTCTTGGATGTTCGTGAGTTACCTGTAGCGATATGAAGCTCTTGCAGAGGAGAATGTTTTACTATTAAATTTTCTTGTTCTCTTATTTGCTTCATCTATTTAATCCTTCATATAATATTTTGTTATGTAGCCCTCACTGTTAAGAGGAAGTCCCTCAGCCCATTCAGGCGCTTGAGCCATAAGATCGTTGACTTCTTCAATTGTCATGCCTGCGCCCTCAATAATGGCCTCATCATGAACATGGAAGACAACATCATGGCCTGCTTCTTCAATCCTAAGCAGTGCTTCCGCCAAGATGTCACGAGCAGTTGCCTGGACAATGTTCTCGACTAGCTTCCCGCCATAAGTCTCTTGTCGTGTGAAGTAGGCCTTGTCCCCTTGGCCCTCGTAGATAATCTTATCCCCATAATCGCCCGGCTCAATCTTGGCTTTTGCATAGGCTAAGTTTCGACCGCTTGGTAGCTTGATTAATAAGAAGCCTTTCCGGTAATTGAATGTTAGTTTTCCAAGTCTAATAGGTCTCTTGGTTTTAAGGGCTTTAATTGCTGCCCTTTGAACATCTTTCCAGAACTGGACAATCTTTTGATTAGCCCTGCGCCAATCATCAACAAGACCCTGAAGCTCTTCTTCGTGGACGCCCATGCTTAGGGCTCCCATTTGTTTAAGCGCTCCTGGACCTCCTTGATAGCCAAGTGCAAGTTCTGAGATTTTACCTTTTTGGCGTAGGCCCTTATCCACTTCTTCAATGGGAATACCGAACATCTGACTAGCAGAAGCTTCATAAATCTTCCCATGAGTAGCGAATACTTCTAAGCGCCACTTCTCGCCTGCAAACCAAGCAATGACCCTGGCTTCAATAGCTGAGAAGTCAGACACGTAGAACTCTGTACCTTCTTTAGCAATTAAAGCGGTTCTAATGAGTTGCTTGAGAGTGTCGTTTAAACTGTCATATAGAATTTCAACGGCATCAATGTCACGCTTTTTAACAAAGTTTCGTGCATCATCAAGATCACTGAGATAGTTTCGTGCTAGGTTCTGAACTTGGACAACTCGTCCGGCCCATCTTCCAGTACGACTAGCCCCATAGAACTGAAGCAATCCATGCACTCGGTTATCCGAGCACATAGCTCTCTCCATTGCTTCATATTTTTTAAGACTTGACATGGCTGTTTGCAGTTTCAACTCTAGGACTCTTTTGAGTTCCCCTTCTGCAGTTTCAAGCTCACTCTCGACGTCGGCTTTTGTGAGACCACTAGCTGAGTAACCCTTTTCTTTTAACCAGGGTAGGAGCTGGGCTCTACTGTTTGGGTTAGCAAGTCCTGTTATGCCTTTAAGTTCACTTGCTAGGCTCTCCATTTTGATATCTTTACAGTAAAGTGCCGAGTCAACTAATTCTGTATCTAACTCAACACCTCTGTCATTAATCCGCTGATCACAAGCATAATATTCCCATTCTCTATCATGGACGGGAATAGCTTCCAGTCTTTCAGCTATGGACATCTCAACCACAACGTCCTGGATACAGTAATCGATAAACATTTGCCATTTCTCGGGATCATGTTCAGGTAGGTTTCTAGTTCTTCCGCCATTCACCTTAGTAGGCTTACATGGGATTGAAAAGTATTTGATTAAGTTTTTACCTGCAGCATCTTTTTCCTGCGCAAGGTCTAAATAATTGGCACATTTTTCAAGGCTTGAGGGTAAGCCTAATTCTTGGGCAAGCACCATAGTGCAACGCCATTGGCTAGGGTCTAAAAAGTATGGAATACCTAAGTGGCGACTGAGACAGACTCTTTCAAATTGGGCATTAAATGCGTGCTTTCTGACATCTTTGTCAAATAGCATGTCTCTGATGTCGTCTGGCATTTCCTCTTTTGTGAAGTCAAGACATGTTACCTCTCCACCATCAACCGAATAAGCAAAAAGTAAAATCTCAAAGTCTTCTGCATCAGAATATTTGTAAACTCCATTTTTAATGTCGTTTGATGAGTAGGTTTCAATGTCAATGTTTAAATGTCTCATGTTTCTCCTCTAAAAACGAGAAGCCTCATTTGAGGCCCTCTCTTAGATAAAATCTTCTTCGTCTTCGTCGTCTTCCCATTCGCCGAAGTCTGCATCAGCGGAAGCTTTGCCTCCAAGATATTCACCAGGAGCGACAATTTGCACGTTATTAAGTCCGCATGAGATACCTTTGTTACCAGCTGTGTTATAAGCATAGGCGTTTAACGATACGCGGGCATAAACCCCTGAGTAAACTTCTTCTGCTGAGTCAACTTTGTTTTTATATTTGTCAATGATCTGTGGCTTAGTTTTGCTTGAGATTGACATAAACATGTGACCAGCATATTCTGGATGTTCTTCAGTGTCCATATCTTCATCACCATCGCGAAGAGTGGTTTTAACACGTTCCCACTTGATGCCTTTTAGCTTGTCATTTTTAGCAGCTTCATATGCAGCTTTTTGGGCATCTTGAATTTTCTTGATGGTTGCTTTATCTGTTTTTGGAATTAAGATAACTGTTGAATATTTTGCTTCTTGACCTTCAAACGCTTTAGGTTCTAGTAAAGCTACATAGCTTAAACGTACTTTTCCGGTTACTACTTTAGTTGTGTTTGTTGTTGTTGTCATAATTTATTTCTCCTAGTCAAAATCTTTAATAGCTTGTTCTAAGCTATTAATTGCTGGGCGCTTATCCTTTTCATGGACAAGTACAGGTTTACCCTGTGGTTTATCAATATACTCAGAGAGCAATTCTGAGAAGGTCGTTTTACCTACTAACTTCTCAAGGGCTCCCATTGCAAGAAGTTCTTGCGGTTTATAGATGTCATCAAAGCCTTCTTCTTGAAGAAGTTCAGCAGCTTTTTCTTTGTTTGTAATAATTCGATTACTTCTACCTTCGACTATCTTATAACCTGGTATTTCTTTACCTTGTAGGGCTTGAGTGAGGGCATAAGCTTCAACAGATTCAACCCATTTCTTAATCTCTGTAGCATGATCCAAAATGTCTTGGATAGCTTCATCAGTTAAATAGATGGGCTCTTGATAATCATAGCGATCAATAATTTCCCAATTCTGCTGAGCTCTTGGAACAAGTTTGGCTGCAACAGGAGACCATTGAAGGACCTTAGCATTTAAGTCCCATTCACCAATCCCTGCTTCTGCTTGGGCTGCCATTGGACCAACGACATTGTTAGCCCAGTAGAGAAGTTCTTCTACAAAGATTTCAACAGAACTGACTGAGTCAAGCCTTGGTTGGATGATGGTCATTTTAATCTTGTCAAAATCGTAAATCATGTCATAGGCTGCAAAAGCACCTAAGGCATAGAGACCCATTTGTGGGTTTTGGTTAGCAGAAACAGGCATCCCCTTGCCATACTTCAAGTCAATGATTTCAAGAACGCCATCTGTTAAAATAACAACGTCTGATGTTCCAAAACCGTTCGGTACCCACTCACTGAAATCAACTCGTTTTTCAAGGTCAATCTCTGCCTCATCATAAGAGTTGAACTGTTCCATGACAATGTCTGTGTAGAGCTCTGTCATTTCTTCCATTTCCTCATTATAGTAGTCAGTATTTTCCTTGAATGCTTTAATTAGCTGATTAAATTTGCGCTTATTAATCTTTCCAGATTTCCACAGGAGCTTGATTTCTGATAACTCGTGAGCGCTTGTTCCTTCTTGTGTGTAGACGGTGTCTCTGCTTGGATATTCTGCTTCTAACCTTGGAAGCATAGGGCAATATAGCCACCTGTGAGCGCTAGAAGCTGACAGTAAGGCGTGATTTTCTACTGGCATTAGAGGGCCTCCAATTTCTCCACAAATTCTTCAAAGCTTTCTTCAGGGATTTCTGTTACCTTATGAATACCCATTTCAGCTAGAATTTCTTTGATTTCTTTAGACTTCCCTTCTCCGGCTTTTGCGCTGGCTATTTTTCGGATTTCAGGCATTGTGAAAGTAGGTTTAGGATCAGCAACAACATCTTCTTTCTTTTCGACCGGCTTCTTCTTAGGCTCAACAGCCTTATACGCCTCTTTTGTACCAATCGCCAACTCTATTGGTTTAGCGCCTCTTAGTGCTTCTCGCATTGACCCAAACACTTCCTCAAGGCTATTACCTTTAAATGTTAATTCAATCATTGTTTTTCTCTCTTTCTGTGATATACTGTATGTGAATAATATTTACATGAGACGGTGTCCTAAGCCGTCTTTTTTGATGCAATCAATAGCCTCACCTCCCCAACCTTGTTTTGATGTCAAGAATATCTTTTGTAATTTCTGAACGATAGTAAGGACTATTGTGAAGCCCATCTTTAAAATCAGGATTGTCAATACAGACTTCCCTATCTTTTTCCTCGTCATATTCATAAATGTAAGGATTGTCAATAATATTAAGCTCCCTTTCTAAATGTTCCAGGGCATATTCTAAGTATTTTTCTTCCAAAGTTTCCTCCTCAAATCTCTATTTTCAGCTTCAAGTTTCTCAACAATATTAATGAGCCTATCTATTTCAGCTCCTAGTAATTTTCCGAGATCATCTTTATTCATAGGCTTTGTTTTTAAATGTTATTATGATGTCATCTGACTGACACCGAGGGCAACTAAGTAATGGATACTCAGAAGTTTCACTGAATTCACGATCACAATCGCCACACTGATACTCTCTATAGTAAATTGTCATTGAAGCTCTCCATTTCTTCTTTTAATATAATTTGGTCATCAAAGTCGAGCTTGTTCATAGCATAATCAAGGTGAGACTTCTTTATAAATCCGGCTTGAATCATAATGTCTAATAAATTTGCTTTAGCAATAACTGCTTTTATAAACCTTGAAAATTCTTTCATCATATTAATGTTTCTCCCAATCCCATACGCTTGTTGTAGTCGTTTTTACTCTGTTCCCATCCATTGTTTTGGATAGTCCACTCTTGTTTTTGTTCTTCTTCTGGTTTTGTAAATAGCCAATTAAAAAATTTCATTTGTTCATACTCCTTAAAAATCGTTGGACATCTTGCAAATCGTAAGTGTATTTGCCACCTTTTACTTTTTGGTGGTATCTAAATTTACCTTGATCACGCCAGTTTTCTAAAGTAGTTCTACCCCATCCAGTTATTGTTTGGAGTTCTTTAATGCTGATCCAATCAACTTGTCTACGTTGTATTGCTACTTCTTCTGCAATCAGAGCCTTTAATTCTGACCTGCTGATTGTGATGACATCATCCATTGATTAATACCTCTCTTTCTGGTATAATTAAATATATTAATATTTGTGTGAGTCACTGTTCCTGCAGTGGCTTTTTTTGCTGTTATCTAAATTCGTCTAAACTTACACCTAGTGCATCGGCGATTTTAACCATTTTAGAAAAGCTAGGGTCGTGATATTTAATATTTTCAATGTTTCTACGACCTAATCCAGTTGCATTTCCAAGCGATTCCATTGAGTGATTCTTACGCTTCAAAATTTGCTTAAATTTTTCCCAGTCAATCCCAAAATATTGTGTTTTTTTCATATATATTCCTTGTCTAACCACCACATATAGTGGTATAATTGTTTTATGGTTAACCGATTAAATAAGACCTCTTAACTCCTTATGTAAATCGCACAGTCAAATATTTTAGAAAGGAGAAAAAATATGCCTTTTTACATTTGTAATAAATTAGCAGATGACAAGAGTAGACATGAAGTTCACGAAAATACATGCTCTCATCTGCCTCTTAAAATAAACCAGATTGATATTGGTTTTAAAAATAATTGTCAAGAAGCTATTCGCCAAATGTACGAATGGAATCCAAGTGGTTATAAATTTGATGGTTGTTGGTATTGTTGTCGTCCTTGCAATCATGGATAATCTTATCGATCTCAATTGAAGATTTTGAATGCAATTCATTTATTAACATACTATCCAAGTATTCAACGACAATTTTTAATCTAGTATTCTCTCTTTTGAGTGCTAGATTCTCTGTTTTTATGACGTCATTTTCTTTCATAAAATTACCTTGCATCTGATTAGACATTCTATTTAATCGAGCTGCCCTTTCTGTTAGATCATCAGTATTTATAGCTTTAACTAATTTTTCAGAATCTATCGTTAAATCGATAGGTTCTTTTTGTTCAAGAATTTTTAAACGTTCAAAAATATTCATAAATTTTGCTTCAATGTTTTTTAATTCCAAAGTTGTTAATTCCATGTTGTTTCCTTTTCTATCTGATTTTTAAATCAGAAATAACTTTTAAGACGAACCGGTTTGAGGCTGGGTCTTTTTTTCGTCCTGCTAAAATGTTAGCCACGTCTTGTGGCTCTTTATCGTAAGTAACTGCTAAATCAATCTGCTTAAGATTGTTTTCTACTAGGTACTTCTTAATTTTTTCAATCGCTGATGTGTTATCTGGCATATATACCCCTTTCTATCTGTTTTTTAGTACCTCTAATCTGCTATAATATGGACAGAGAGGAGGTGATTATATGAGTAGTAAATATATTCCAGGTAGATATATTCAAAGTGAAATCGATTGTATCATTGAAATTGTTCGCGATACGCATAATTTTGAACCGGTAAGGGTACGTGATGTTCAAAATCATATTAAAAACATTCTCAACCAACACGAATTAGAAATACTTGCTAATCTTGAAAAAAATCAAAATCCCAAGGTTTCAAAAAGTTTAAACGATTCAGTTTAGCCTGTTCAATTTTCCCCTTCAATGACTCGGAAGCTGTCGGCATTAACATATTTAGCTCTTCAATGGCCAAATTGTAATTGTCGACTCTTTTTTGAGATGGGAATATTCTTTTTTGTGAGTAGGGATATTTTTGAGGTCTCATAACTTCTGCTCCTTTCTATTTATTAAAGTTTATTTTAGTAGTATAATCATCTCGAAAGGAGGTGTTTAAGATGGATTTAAAAGATGTAAGAATAATTGAAGCGTTTCAAACTTTCTTAGTTAATATGTGCCCAGAAGATATAAAGAAAGACTATGATGAAGATTGTCTAGTTTATAAAATCGGCGATAGATTATTGCTATTCAATACTTTTGAAGCTAAAAAATCTAACTATGTTTTTTTGGAAAATAATATAAGTAATGGCAATTTTAATACAAAAGAATATGATATAAATCCAGATGTATTTCTTTCTGTAGTATCCGATGATTTGATCAATAGTTTCGAAAATTTCAAAAATATTGAAGTTGCTAAATCTGTAATATTTAAAATATTGAAAACTTATGATATTTCTAATATTAAAGAAGCATATCCAAACTTTAAAGACAACAATTACATTTATGATGCTTTCGACTGCGAAACAAAAGCATCATACCAATGTATTGAGTTATCTAAAGAAAGGATTGATTTGCTCGCACTCGTTTGATTTAATATTTGACTTTTCAATATTGTAATCAAATTTAAATTCTTCTAACTCGCGAAGAGCTTCGTTTAATTCGCGGGTTTTTTTCTTTACATTATTAACGATTCTTGCATATTCATCGTTATTAGTTAAATCGACTTTTAAATATGTTTTCATAACTTCTGCTCCTTTCTATTTATTAAAGTTTATTTTGGTAGTATAATCATCTCGAAGGAGGTGATTAAGATGGTAGATGTATTAATTAAATACTTATCAAACGGTGACTATCTAAAAGTTTATTTTGTTGATGGTAAGGAAGAAGTATATTATGGAAGTGGTAAAAGAATTGAGAATAACTTCTTACAAGTCACATCAACGTTGGAAACTAGGTTTATCAATTTAGACACTGTTAAAAGTATTGATATTATCAGTAAGTCAGAATAAAACTGTTTACTGTTTTGATTAACTCAGAAACTGCTTTGATAGTTTCTGGGTCTTTTTTGTCCGCAGCATCAATAACTTCTTTTAAGAAATTTAATGATAACTCTGAAAAGTCATTCGCTCTTTTAATATCGGCCATAACTCCACCTCCTTTCTACTCCCTAATGGGAGTTTTTTTGTTTGTAAGTAAGAAAGTTAGTAAATTTTGTTATTTTCTATTGACACATTACACCATATAGGTTAAAATGTAGGCATAAGAAAAACACAGTCATAACGTTTATAACTCTTTTATATTGCGCAGTTCCCCAACTACTTTAAAAAGATTTGTAAAATGTTTGACTTCGTTTTTTAATAACTAACTATCTTACAAAAACTATTTTACACCAAATTTGGTAAAAGTCAATATTTTTACACCAAATTTTCTAAAATATTTTTTGTCATGCTTTGAAAGGTTGTTATATCAATGTTTTCTACATTTGAAAGAATTAAAGAATTGACAAAAAAACAAGGTAAATCACTTGGACAAGTTGAAGAAGATTTAAATTATGGTAGAAATACACTATATAAGATAAAAACTTCTACACCAAATGCTGAACGTGTTTCTGAAATTGCTAACTACTTCCAAGTATCTACCGATTACTTATTAGGTCGTACAGATAATCCAAAAATTGCTTCATCAGACGGCAAAAGTGAAGTAATAGATTTTAAGGAAATTGCAAAAGAATCGATGGCATTTGATGGGCACACATTAAATGATGAAGATATCGAACTAATTGCTTCACTATTAGAAACTAGAATGAAGAACAGACAGGATTAGCCTATGAACGTATTATATTTTGACGGTCGTGAGATTGACAGTAAAGGATACTATAATAAGCCAACAGATACAATGATTCTTGATGCCTATTTAGATGATGTTGACAAACAAAAAGTCATATTCCACGAGTATGGTCATAAAGATCATACAAAAGAGTTTTACAAATTAAATAGAGAAAGAGCTGAGAAACAAGCAGACAGATATATGATTCATCATCTTTTGAAAGAGTATATTCCAACGCTTGATTATAAAGAGGATTTTAACGTTTGTAGATTTATGGATGCGTATAGATTAAAAACCATTTGTGACGAGCAAATGGTAGTAAATGAGTTTAGGAATTTAATATAGGTGGAGCATATATGAAATATTTTAAAGAGAAAATTCAAAATATAAGAATTTCACATAAAAATAATAATCAAACGCCATTAGCTGTAGCATACGATTTTAAAAATTTACCCCAGAATTTGGAGGTAATTGTCACGGCTGAATTATTCAATGTAAAAATAGATAAACAATACGTTCTTCAAATTACATTTATATGTAGTTCAGATCTATCTGCTTTGCATTTACTTAACAATGTACTACTTAAACCAGTTATAGAAGATATGATAAAAATAGATGATGACTACGGACTAACTTATGGTACCTTCTCTACAGTTATTCCATTTGAAACTTATGGTGAATATGAACTGAAAGTAGATCTTTTAGATTACGAAAAAATAGAACGTGGCGAAAATTCCGTATTAGACTCATATAAAACATACATTGTTGTAGGAGAAAAATAATGGGGTTAGAAAAAGTTATAGAATTAAACTCTAAAAAACCTTCGATTAAAACTGTACCCGTACAGAATAGTGGTACAATAGAATCAAGAAATAAAACGGAGGATACTAGCATGCCACAAGAAAACTATTCAAAAAACGAAATTGATTTAAAATTTGAAAATTTAGAACAAAAAATGATAGTAAATTTGATAATTTGACACAAAAAATTGATGATGGATTCGAAAAACAAATTTTAAAAATGGAAAATCTGCTATTTAATTTTAAAGAAGATTTGAATAAAGAACAAAAAGAAAATAAAAAATGGTTGATTGGAATCTCTATTGGTTCTGGGTTAACTATAATCGGGATTATAGTTTCAATCATTGCATTATTTCACCAATAAAAAATGCCCCACACTATTCACCGACAAAGCGAAGTGTGAGGCAAAATCTGGAAAGAAAAGATGGGTCTTTTCTTATACTCTATTATAGCAAAAACGAAAGGTTTTATCAATGGAAATAGAATCTTATAAAAAATCGAATGGTAAGACATATTACAAATTTTTATTGTATATCGGAATTGTAGACGGAAAAAAGAAATACATAAGACGTTCTGGATTTGAGACTAAAGCAAAAGCTAAAGCGTCATTGATAAACTTACAAGCTGAACTTTCAGAACCACAAACTAATATGACTTTTGGAAAATTAACTAAACAATGGCTGAAAGAATACGAAAAAACTGTACAAGGTAGCACGTACTTAAAAACAGAAAGAAATATCAATAATCATATATTGCCAAAATTAAGTAATGTAAAGATTGGGGATATCACACCACTACTTATCCAACAATTGACAGAACAATGGTGTTATGATCTAAAATACGGCGCTAAAATTCTCGGCATCGTAAGGAATATATTAAATTTAGCTATAAGATATGGTTATTTAAATAGCAATCCAGCTTTGCCGATAACTCCTCCTAAAATAAAACGAGAACGAAAAAAGAATAATAACTTCTACAGCTTAGATGAATTAAAAATATTTTTAAAATTAGTGGATGAAACTGATGATATTGAGAAGATAGCTTTATTTAGGTTGTTAGCATTTACTGGGATACGTAAAGGAGAGCTTCTAGCGTTAACTTGGGATGACTTGAACAATAACACTCTGACTATAAATAAAGCTGTTACTCGTACATTTACAGGGCTAGAAATAGATGTTACAAAGACTAAATCAAGTGATAGATTAATCAGTTTAGATGATGAAACGGTTGAAATACTGAACGAATTACATGAGACGTTTCCGACATCAACTTTAATGTTCCAATCTGAATCAGGTGGAATTATGACACCTAGCTTACCACGAAAATGGTTATTACAATTAACCAGCGATACCAAATTGCCACCAATTACAATTCACGGTTTTAGGCATACACATGCTAGTCTATTGTTTGAGTCAGGACTATCATTAAAACAAGTCCAACACAGATTAGGTCACGGTGATTTACAAACAACAATGAATGTTTATACTCACATTACACAATCAGCAGTTGATGATATGGGGACTAAATTTAATCAATTTGTAAGTGACAGACAACTTCATTGACAACTAAATAGCGAAACCTATTGATATCACTAGTATAAAGTGACTCCCACCAGCTCCATCTTGACTTCTAAAAAGTCACCCGTAACTTACCAGAATCTTGATTTTTCAGGGTTCTTTTTGTTTCTACAGTTCTACTTAGCTAATATTATTTAGACCTACATGCATTATGACAATTATATCTTAAATTTTTCATAATATCATATTTCAGATGTTATGTTAGGAATCAATATTTTTAAATCCTTAAATTAGTTGATTAAAGAAAATACTCATTTTCAGGGCTACCAAGTCGCAAGTAGTAAAATACAAGAAAAATAAAATATGATATAATAATAGTAACTATTTAGATTTGGAAACCGATTATGACTATAAAAAAATTAGTAACTATCCTTTTAATACCAACAATTTGCCTTGCTGTTGCCGCATGTTCTAATAAATCGGATAAAGAAAAAAGTAAAGATGATAAAACTGTCTTAGAAAACAAAAAAATCAAGTTGCACCTCAACAAGATAAACGTTTAGCATTTGATAAGATAAAAGTTGCCTCAGCAAAAGATCAATTCAAAGGTGGCTCTACGCTTGAAGAATTAAAAGTACTCTATGGCGAGCCAACTAAACATGAACAAAAACCGGCTGGAAATGTCAAATTAGACATCTACTCTTGGACCTTTGATCGTGTTGAAATAACAATTAATATGTTTCAAAATTCAACTATTGTTAAATCAATTGCTAACTTTGCCTTTACACGAGATTTGAAAATATCACTCAAAGACTACAATAAATTAAAAAATGGAATGACTTATAATCAAGTAACTAAAATCTTAACTGAACCAGATGATTATACTATGGCTTCTTCTTCTGAAAGAGATCAAATCCAAGCAATTTGGATCTCTGGATTAAAGACGAATAATCGTAGTGCTAATATCACTCTTATATTTGAAAATGATAAATTAGTAAGTATGTCACAAAAAAGTTTAATGAAATAA